GGCCGGTTCGCCGCAACCGCACCCACGTCATAGCTGTTGTCAGGCGCAAAGGTGAGCGCCTGACCGAGTGGCAGGGTCAGGCCACCGCCACCGCTGGGTGGCGGTATCCACGCGGTGTCGTAGTTGGTGCTGCTGTTCTTGGCCAGGAGCTGCCCCGCGGTCCCGCCGGTCGGCACGCCCTGACCAGGTGGGCCAGGGACCGTCGAGTCAGCCCCGGCTGGCCCCGTCGCGCCAGTCGTCCCGGCTGGCCCAGCCGGCCCCTGTGGCCCAGGCACGGTAGAGGCTGGACCTGTCGGCCCCGCCGGCCCGGTTGCCCCGGCTGGTCCCTGCGGCCCGGTACTGCCAGTTGGGCCGGTCGGCCCCGCGGGTCCGGGCACCGTCGAGGCCGGGCCGGTTGGCCCGGTCGGCCCCATCGGTCCTTGCCCACCGGTCGCGCCAGGTGGCCCCGGCACCGTCGAAGCATCGCCCTCTGGCCCCTGTGGCCCGGGTGGCCCCTGCGGCCCAGGTGGCCCGGGCACGGTCGAATCTGCGCCCGGTGGCCCCTGTGGCCCGGGTGGGCCAGGAATACCCGACGAGTGCAGGGGCGGCACCGGGTTGACGTTGGCGGTCGGCGCCGTCACCAGGCTATCGAGCGACACTCGACAGGCCTCCCAGGCTGAACGGAACATCGAAGCCGAACGAGCCCGGGCTGTACGGCATCCATATCTGGGTCTGCCGGGTCATCTCCACCGCGGCCATCTGTTGCGTTGCCTGCCGGCCACCAGCCGCCGCGGTGAACAGTCGCTCGGGGATGGTGTGCCAGGCCTCGATGTGCCCGGCCGCGGCGCCATAGTCCAGGTCGACCGCCAGCTCGTCACTGTCCTGAGTCGGCGTGCCAGTGACGCCGTTGACGAACGTGTCCGCTGGCCGCCGCGCGGTGATCACCGCCCCGTTCAGCAGGTAGCCGCCGGCGCTGATGATGACGTGGCCACTGCGGCTGTAGGCCTTGAAGGGAATGTTGGTGTAGGCCGTCGAGCCAAGTGGATAGGTATAGAACAGGGCCTGAATCTGACGTGGCCCGGTGATCCACGGCGCCTGGGCGGTCACGTCCATCTCGCCCTCGTTGCCCGCCAGGACCACCTGATCGAGCATGAAGCAGCGCCGCAGCCCGGCCTGCACCGCGGGCCGCAGCTCGGTCATCGGATTGAGATGATGGAACTCGCACACCTCGCCCGGCTGGGTCGGCTGCTGCCAGTTCCGCTCGACAATGATCGTGCCCGCGTTCGAGTCATAGGCCTGCACCAGGCGCTGCCGGTCCTGCGGGCCGACCACGATCGGCGTGTCGTCCTGCTTGACCCCACGGCGCAGCAGCCACAGGTTCTCGGGCTCACCCATCGACACGCCCGATTGCAGCTCGGGGAAATACGCCGCGCGGGCGGTGCCGCCGCGCGAAGCATCGTGCACCGCGGCGAAATACGGGCCGACGCGGCGCGCGACAGCCCGCTCCACGTCGGCCAGCGTGGTCACTGCTTCTTGCGCTCCGGGGCGTTGAGCGGTTCAGGCGCCTGGGGCGCATGCGGCGCCGGATCGCCCTGCCGCCCGGTGCGGGCGCTGTACTCGCCGCGCTCCTGAGCCCTGGCGTCATAGGGCAGGCCAGCCTTGCCGGCCGCGCGCAGCTCCATTGCCGTCGCGTCGTCCACGTCGATCTCGGCGCCAGCCGCATACGGTTGATCACCAATCGTGTGCGGGGCGAGCAGGACTACCTTCATTTCTTCGGCTCCTCCTTGGCCTGCGGGGTCCTGGTCTCACCCTCAGGTGGCGCGATAGGCACACCGTCGAGTAGTTCGACCTTGCCCTCCAGCCACAGGGTCTTGATGTAGTCGTAGTCGGCCACCTCGTAATCCGTCTCGTGGCCAGCCCCGTAGACGGTGCCTGCCTTCTCCGGACGCGGGTCTGACGAGGGCGCCAGGAAGCGCACTCTGGGCATTACTTCTTCCCTTTCCTGGGCTTGCGAGCAAAGTCTTCGAGCTTCTTCTCGCTCAGGCCCGTTTCGGTTTTCTGACCCTCGCGCTTGCGACCCAGCTCGGCGCCGAAGAACTTGCGCTGCTTCTCACTTTTGCTTGGCATCTTCCGGCTCGGGCTCGGGCTCATCCGGCACGTTATTCGGATCGTCGCTGGGCACATTCGGCTGCCGCGGGTCGAAGTCCGGCAGGTCTTTCTCTGGATCAGGAACCCGCGGCTGAACTGGCTGGGTGGTCATCAGCCTTCACCGCCGGTGGTGGCCTTCTGCTTCAGATGGAAGAACGGATAGCGGGTGGCCTTGGTCTGATTCTGGCGCGTCAGCGGATTGGGGACCGCAAACCCGAACCTGGCCGTCACCCGGAGGGCGACCATGTCCTGCTGGAGCAAGTTGTAGACGGTCAAACCGGCCGCGTCAGAGATCACGCCAGTGTCGAACATCTGCATGCTGATGTCGTCGCGAATGGCCAGGAGGCCCTGGTCCCAGTCGCCGCCGATCATCGAGGTGAACGCCGCGCCGGTAGCCATGCCGCCGAGACCGGCGTTCGAGAAGATGATCTTCTCGCCGTACAGGGAGCCAACATTTGCCTCCCCGGTCGGCGCCGTGTCGGGGTAGTAGAGCAACCCCTTGGTCGTGTCGCGCAAACCCCTGAGCTTGGCTTTGACCTGCTTCCTCGCCCAGAAGCCATTGACATCAAAACCATCGGATTCGACCGTCGCCATCGCGGTGTTGATGTCGTCCAGGTAGTCGACCGTGCTGGCGCCGGCCAGGACCTCGTTACCCGCCGCGGCTGCCGCGGCGACGATCGACGGCGGGAAAGTCGTCGGCGCATTGGTCCCGAAAAAAATCGCTTCGTCCAACGCCACGCCGAACGCTTCCGTGACCCGCGGCTTGATCTCGCTCCAGAAATCGTAGTCGAGATCATCGAGCAGGTTCTTCGAGATCGGCACGATAACTGCGATCTCTTCGGCGTTCAGGAAGACGTTGTCCCACGCGATGGACGTGGTCTGCTTCAGGCCGATGTCGCGGGCGTCCAGTGAGGCGCCACCGATCCAGTAAGCCAGGGGGAGTTGGCTGAGGACCGGAATACGCTGCTGCGCCCGCGACATTTTCACATGCTTGAACAGTTGCAGAGCCGCGGACTTCTCCACGATCGACTGCACGATCTGACGCTGGTATTCCTCGGGGATAAGCGGCCCGCCGCCTGGCGTGGCGCGGGTGGCGATCGAGTTGTATGGCATCGTCTGTCCCTACCGCGCTAGCGGCGGGGACCCGCCTGACTAGCCGGAGTAATAGTCGCGGAGCAGGCGTGACAGGGAGCGATCGCCACCCTCGCCGGAGCTAGCCGGCAGCAGGTCGGGTTCGCTGGTCCGCTGGCCTCGCATCTCCGCGAGAACCTGTTTCCGGAAGGCCGCATTGGTGCGGAGCTTGCGCTCGGCCTCCGTGCTGCCGTTGTTCTTCCACTGCTTTTCGAGCGCCTTCAGCGCCTCTTTGACGATGAGGGTTCGCCCTTCGAGCCCGACGCCCGCCTTCTCCATTTTGAGAATGCGCTCGCGGTCGGCCTCGGGAATCATTTCCAAGAGCGGATCGAGGGTCGCCCGATCGTGAATGCTGCCGATCTGCTGGAGCTGGGAGACGAATCCGGTCTCGGCCGCAGCCACCTGTTCGGCTTCGCGCTCCAACCTGGTGTATTCCCAGGGGTCCTCGTCCCGCAGTCGGCGTCGCTGCTCACGCGCGGCTTCCTGTCGGCGCTTTTCTTCACGCCGATCTGTTTCCGCCTGGACGCGACGCTGGAGTTCTTCCTCGGTAATCTCCAGCTTCGGTGACGCGCCTGGCTCGCCGTTCGCCTCCGCCTCGTCACCCGGTGCCTTCTCCGGTCGCCGCCCCAGCAGGCGATCCAGCCAGCTCGGGGTTGCGGTTGAAGATTCGCTCGCGGGCGCCTCCGAAGACCCCGCGGCTGCGGCTGCATCACTGGGGGTGGAGCCCGTCGAAAGACTCGTTTGTCGTTCGTCGGTCATTGTGA